GAGACAGAAGCGGAAGTGACGGCGTTGAGGGAAGAGGTTCGCCGATTGAGGTTTTTGCTTGCGACATACCAGAATGGTTAGCCCTATATTTTGAGCCAACTGGCGAGGACCTCGGCTGTGTGCGCGTAGGCGAGAAGAGGGTGAAGGGTGGGAGCAGGGCGGATCGCGGGCGCGACATCGGATCGCCGCCTAGTGGCGTTCTTGATGGCGCTGTGTCCGGCGAACTGAACGCCGTGCAATCACCTGGCTACGCCGACGCCTCGGGCCACGAGACGGTAGCCGAGTATTCTTGTGCGCCCGGCTGCGTGGTCGCCGAGCTAGGGCGGCAGAGTGGAGAGACGCGCAACGGTGGGCAAAACGATACAAGCAAAGAACCGAACCGCGGCATGTTTTTCCAAGGCCGCACGGCTACGGCATACGCCGGCGACACCGGGACGTGTGCCCGCTTTTTCCCTCAGCTCGAATGGTGTGACGACGATGCGCCGCCGGGATGTGGCGCCGACTTTGTGCCGTTCCGCTATCAGGCAAAGGCGGGAAGAGCGGAAAGGGATGCTGGGCTGGAAGGATTTCGCGAAAAAGAATACCGCGGGACGATGGGCAAGTTCAAAGAGAATCCGGGCCGAACGGTGCAAAAAGGCGGTGGCCGTCCTGCGCGCAACCCACATCCTTGCCAAAAGCCTCTCTCCCTCACCAAGTGGCTAGCCGCCCTTGTGAAACCGCCCGACGCCTACCTTGACGATGCGACGCTGCTAATACCCTTTTCTGGCGCAGGCAGTGAATGCGTGGGCGCCTACCTGGCAGGCTGGCGCAACGTGGTGGGCATCGAAATCAGTCAGGAATATTGCGACATAGCGGAGGCACGCATCGCCTGTTGGCGCGACGCGATGGAGACGACAGGACTGGACGATCCGAAGGCCATCCTCGCGGCCATGAAAAAGCGCAAGCCAGCGCCGTTGCTAGACCTAGTAGACGAGGCGGCGGAATAGCATGGTAGGCGGCCGTCGCGCGACGCGATCCGAGGCGCACATCAAGCTGCCGCGCCTCTACAAAGAGCAAAAAGAGATCGTAGAGCACCCGGCAAAGCGCAAAGTAATTTGCTGTGGGCGGCGGGCGGGCAAGACCACGACGCTGGCCACGGTGTCAGCGCAGCGGATCCTCAAGGGCAAGAGAGTGCTATACGCCGTGCCGGTGCAAGCGCAGGCCAACGCCTATTGGCAGCTCATCACGGACCGGCTAGCGCCGCTGATAAACAGTGGTCATATATACAAAAACGAAGCGCAGCGGATACTCAGGTTTGGCAAAGAGGGTCAAATCCAGGCAAAGACGGCGTGGGACGCGGATAGTCTGCGCTCAGACTATGCCGACGAACTCATGCTAGACGAGTTTCCGCTAATGGACGTAGGCGCGTGGGACGAAGTAGGTGCGCCCATGATGGCCGATACTGACGGGAACGCCTGGTTTGTGGGTACGCCGAAGCGACGCAACCACTTTTACAGATTCTTTCAACGCGGGATGGCAGACGGCGAGCGGTGGCGTAGCTGGCAGTTTTCGAGCCATGCCAACCCGCACCTGAGCGCGGAGGCGCTAGACGAACTCAAAGCCGACATGACCGAGGCAGCGTATAAGCAGGAAATCCTAGCGGAATTCTTAGAGTCAGAAGGGCAGGTGTTCCGCGGCCTCGCGGACGTAATGGGCGCGCCGCCGACCTTGCCGGAAGAGCACGAGGGCCACCTGCTAGCCATGGGCATCGACTGGGGCGCCGTCGAGGACTTTACCGCGTGGTCGATCGGGTGCAAGGATTGCTTTGTCGAGGTGGCGCACGACCGCTACAGAGGCATGGACTACGTTGCGCAGCGGGCTCGCATTATTCCGGCGGCAAAGAGGTGGGGCGTCAAGCGGCTATGCGTCGAATCTAACAGCATGGGCAAGCCAAACATAGAGATGCTGCAACGCGACTCGGACATGGGCGGCGTAACGATAGAGCCGTTTGCGACCTCTGCCGCGTCAAAGCCTCCGCTAATCGAGTCGCTTGTGCTGGCGATAGAGCTAGGTGAATTCCAGTGGCTAGACAACCCGACCTGGACGGCGGAATTGGAGGCGTACGAGGTGAAACACAGTCTCGCGACGTCGCTGCCACGCTACAGCGCGCCGCAGGGCATGAATGACGACACGGTGATAGCCAGGTGTCTCATGTGGCGGGCCATGACGCACACGCGGACGTACAAATTTGCAGCGCTATGACCATTTCGGAGGCGCTGGCGTGGGCGTATTCATTAGAGGTAAACGTGCGGATCCATTCGTTTTGGGATTCCGGATGGTGCGTTTGGATCGGAGACGATGTAAACGGGTATTGGGCATACAGCAACAGAATGGATCTAGAAGACGTTGCAGACGAGATTGTGCGGCTCGTGAAAGAATATGCAGACGACTAGCAGCGCTATAATTTATCGTTATTAGGACGTGAAAAGTGACAAGACAAACCCTCTTGGGACGAGTAGGGCGGTATTTTTTCGACAGTCTACGCTTTGCCGTACGAGAGGGAGAGCGACAGCCGGCGAAAGCGCGTAGCAGCGGCATGTTCTTGCCATCGTTGAATGCGATGGCAGCAGATGGCGACTACGCATACGAGCCGGTGGATACGGAGAGGGCGTATAACCTGGCCATGTGCACGCCGTGGGTATACGCAGACGTGCGATTGATCGCCACGCGGGTGGCCGCCGAAGAGATGATAGTCAAGCGGCGGGAAGGCGAGGAGTTGGTTGACATAGACAACCACGCCTTTGAGCGGCTATGGGCACAACCGGGTGGGACCTACGTGGGCGGGCTTATCGCGCAATACCTGACCTGGTGGTATTGCTTGCGCGGAAACGCCTACCTGTTTATCGCCTCTGAGGGCGTCGGCGAGGGCGAACCGCTGGAATTGTGGCCGCTGATAGCCGACAAAGTGGATCCGCAGCCGTCTAGCTTGCGCATGAGCCGCCTCACGGGCAAGCCGATTATTGACTACACGTACCACCTGGAAGAGTACGGCGAGCCGATCATGTTGCCGGGTGAAAACGTCGTCCATTTTCGGACGCCGAATCCAAGCGACTATTGGCGTGGCCTGTCGCCACTAGTAGCGGCGCTGACGGGCATCGAGCTGGACACGTACGCGCGCGCGTGGCAGCGTGATTGGTACAGGGAAGACAACGCGGTGCCAAAGGCGTTTGTGGGCCTGGCCAATGGCATGAGTGACGAGGACTTTGACAGAATGGTCGGCGACGTGCGCACGGCGCTGACAGAGGGCCAACGGTTGTTGTATGGCCGCACCGGCGACATGAAAATTGAGGTGATTCAGCAGACCCTAGAGCAGATGCAGCACCTCCAAAGCCGGGAATTCACCCGGTCAGAGATCGACGCCATTTATGGCGTGCCCACTGGCATTCTCAGCGGCGGTGAAAGCGGCGACGCGCTGCAAGCCAAAGACATTGCGCTGAACCGGAACTGCATCCAGCCGCTATTGACCTATTTCGCGCAAGAGCTGACCCTGAGAGTGGCGCCGTACTATGGCGAGGATATCGTTATCGTCGCCAGCGACGTGGTGTCGCAGGATCGCGCCATCATGGTACAGGAATATCAGACGTTTGGCCTGGATCGCACCATTAACGAAAACCGTAAGCAGCTGGGCCTTGCGCCGTGGACAATCGGCAAGGAGCAGGAAGAGCTGCTAGGGATGGATGTGCAGATATTTGGCGACATTCCGACGCGGGTGCTTAGCATTCTGGGCCGCGCCGCATCGTCGCAAATGGCGTTGGCATTTCAACCCGGAAACGCGGGGGATGCGACGGCGCTAGCGGCAATGGAGGCTGCTGGCGCCGACGCCAGCGATGTGCCAGAGCAACGGGCGGGCAACATGCCCGGCGGCGAGGCGCCAGAGCGGCAGATCAACCGGCTATCGGAGAGCGGTGAGGAAGAGAATTTCGGCAAGGCCGTCAGAGACGCGGCGGCAAAGCTGGGCGTTAGGACCGAGTTGGCACGCTGGCAAAAAGTGGCATGCGGCGAGGTGAAAGCAGGGCGATCGCCAGCGGATCGCGAGTTTGAGACCGAGGTGATACCACCGGTGCTGGCCGACGCCATTAAGGTGGCGCTGGAATTCGTTGAAACGGAAGACGACATTAAACAGGTGTTTTTGCTCCCTTTTGTTAAAGCCGTCCGTGAGACAACGGACGGCGTAAGGGATCCGAACGCCGACGATAAAGACGCAGACGAAGCCAAGCTAGTGCGGATCATTCGCGCGAGCCTACTGAAAGAGCAGCGGCGCATCATGGACGCGCTGGGCGATCCGCCCGACGTGGCTAGGCTGCAAAACACCGAATTCTGGACGCGGGAACAGCAGGAACTAATCGCCGCGTTTCGGCCGCAATTCGAGCGCATGGCATTGAACAGTGCGGAGACGCACGTCGAGGCGCTGCCCGTCGGCGTAGAATGGGGGCAGGCTGCGGAGGACGCTATTAAATGGGCGGAAACGTATAGTTATAGCCTTATTCGTGGCATCACCGAGACGACGGCTAGCGCGGTGGGCCGCAAGGTAGCGCAGTACCTGCGCACGCCGGGCA